GGGAGCAGTTCATCAACCGTTTCGGCTCCTACATCAATGAGAGCTATCTGGCCTACGCCGCCCGGGCATTTTTCGACAACGGCGGCTCGGTCCTCTATGTCATCCGCATTGCCCATCTCACCGATCCTACCGACCGGGACACCCTGACGGCGCTCAAGTCTTCCATCGTGCTGCAGAACCGGGAGGCGACGCCCGCCGACGCCCTGCGGATCGAGGCCGTGAACGAAGGCGTCTGGGGCGACCGGCTCTCCGTCTCCATCGAGGATGGCTCCCTTGACCCGGCCAACCATTTCAACCTGGTGGTCCGGCATAAAGGCGATGTGGTCGAGGTGTTCAAGGATCTGAGCATGGACGAGACGCTGCCGAACCATGTGGAACTGGCGATCAACGACCGCTCGGATTTCATCCTGGTCCAGGATCTGGCAGCCGCGTCGGGTACGCCCGGCGACCGTCCGGCATTGGGCGCGTTCACGCTCAGCGGCGGCGACAACGGGCTGACCGATCTGGCCGATGCGGATTTCATCGGCGATCCCTCGCAGCATACCGGCCTCTATGGCTTTGACGAGATCGACGCCTTGAACCTGCTGATGGTCCCCGGCGTCACCACTGTGCCGGTGATCAACGCCGGAATCGCCTATGCCGAGGGGCGCAAGGATCTACTGTTCATCGCCGACACGCCCATGCACCTGGAGCCGCTCGAAGCGGTCGACTTTCGCAAGGGCCAAGGGATGTACAGCCACGCGGCCTTCAACTCCTCCTACGCGGCGCTCTACTACCCCTGGCTGGAGATCAGCGATCCGGTCAACTCGCGCAAGAAGCTGGTGCCGCCCTGCGGCGCGGTGGCGGGATGCATCGCCCGCAGCGACCAGAAGACCAACGTCTGGAACGCGCCCGCCGGTATCGACCGGGGCCGCATCTTCAACACGCTCTCCCTGGCGTACAAGACCAGCCGTGGCGAGCGCGATGTGCTCTATCCGGAAGGGGTCAACGTCATCGCCGTGTTCCCGGACACCGGCATCAACATCTGGGGCCAGAAGACGCTGCAGAGCCAGCCCTCGGCCGTGGACCGCATTAACGTCCGCCGCCTGATGATGTTCATGGAGGAAGCGATCTCGGAATCATCCCGCTTCGTGGTGTTCGAACCGAACCATCCCCAGACCTGGCGTGCCCTCGGCCGCCTGATCAACCCCTTCCTGCAGGACATCAAGGATAAGGGCGGTCTCTACGACTTCGCCTTCCAGTGCGACGAGGAGACCAACACCCCGGCGGTCATCGACCGCAACGAAATGGTGGCCCGCGTGTTCGTCAAGCCGACCAAGACGGCGGAGTTCATTGAGCTGAACTTCATCCTGACCAGCACCGGCGCTGACTTCAAAGAAATTATCTAACGGGAGAACACGGCTATGAGAAGCGGAAACATGCCCAAGAGCCTTTACCAGAACTGGCAGTTCGCCATCGAGGTAAACGGCTTCGACGTGGCCCTGTTCCACAAGGGACAGGAGCCTAAAACCGAATTCGAGGAAGTTGCCTTCGCCCCGGCTGGTTCGATGTTCGACCAGAAGGTGGCGGGGCGGGTGAAGTTCGAGGACATCACCCTCGAAAAAGGAAACCTGCAGGACGGCTCTGATGAGGCGGCCCGCGAGTGGATCAAGAAACAGGTGGACGTGAACGCCGTCACCGGCGGTCTTCCGGCCGACTACATGCGAGACATCGACGTTGTCCGTTACGACCGCACCGGTAATGAGACCCGCCGCTGGACCCTGCACGGTGCCTGGGTCAAGGCGCTCGAATACGACGAGCTCGAAGGCGGCAACACCGAAAACACCATCGAGAAGCTGACCATCTGCTTCCAATACTGGACCTAACCCGGAGGATCGACCATGTACACCTTTGAACTACCAAGCGGCATCGAACTCGAGCTCCGGGAGATGACGGGTGCCGAAGAAGAATTGCTCACCAACCAACGCCTGATCCGTTCCGGAGAGGCGATCAACCAGGTGCTTCGCAACTGCTTCGTGAAGCTGGGCGACAAGAGCGACCCGGATATCGGCGAGGTGTTGAACCTGCTCTCGGGAGACCGTCTTTTCTCCCTGGTCCGTCTGCGCCAGATTTCCCTCGGTGACGAGGTGGAGCTGGAGCTGAGCTGCCCGAACAGCGCCTGCCGCATGACCAACTACGTGACCGTCAACCTCGAAGAGCTGAAGGTCACGCCTTACGGAGAGGAACGGGAGTTCGCTTTCAAACTGCCCGGCTCGAAGAAAGCCGTTCGTTTCGGATATCTCGACGGCCACAAAGAAAAGCGCCTGGCCAGCCTGCGTGAGCCGAATATCACTTCGGCCATGCTGATCCGGATTCTCGACATCGACGGCAAGGCACCCACCAAGAAAAGCCTGGCGGAAATGTCGATGCGCGACCGCAGCGCCCTGCGCCAGGAGATGTCGCGGGTGGACGCGGGAATCGACACCTCGGTCGAGATGGAATGCGACGGCTGCGGCACCCGTATCCGTACCCGCCTGGAGGCGGAACCAGCTTTTTTGTTCCCCGGAGTTCGCTTGTAAGTGACGTTTTTTTTCTCGCTTACGGCGGACTGCACTGGGGCTGGTCGGAAACCCGCTCACTGCCGCTCAGGGTCCGGCGAGAGTTCGTCGAGGCCCTCGAGCGGCAGCTTGATTTTGAACGTGAGCAAACGGAACGGCGATAGATGAACGGCGATCTCGGACTGGGCATAGTGGTATCGATGAAGGATGCGTTTTCGCAGAACGCGCAGCGCATCCGTGGCTCCATGATGGATCTGGACTCCACCGTGGCCGATGCCAGCGAGCGGATGACCCGCAACATGGACCGCATCCAGCAAGGCACCATGATGCTGGGGGCGGGTTTGGCCCTGATGGCCGCGCCCGCAGTTCTAGTCGCCTCCACCGCCGCGACCCAAAAGGCCCTTGGCGAGCTGGCATCCCTCGGCGTGCAGGACCTCCGGGCTATCGAGGACGCCGCCGAATCCTTCACCAACCAGTGGTCCGGTGCCGACAAGGCCGCTTTCATCACCGCCACCTATGACGTGAAATCGGCCCTGTCCAACCTCAGCGACGAGGCGGTGGGCGTCTTCACCTCCATGGCCGCCATGACCGCCAAGGCGACTAAGGCCACCACCCAGGAGATGGTCGGCACCTTCACCACGGCCTACGGGATTTTCAAACCCATCATGGCCGACATGAACGACATGGAATGGGCGACCGCTTTTTCCGGAGCAATGGCGCAGACCGTGGCCTCGTTCAAGACCAACGGCACCCAGATGGCCGACGCCATCAAGAACATCGGCGCGGTCGCGGCGGCGAGCAACATCCCGCTGAACGAGCAGCTCGCCGTGCTTGGCCAGCTTCAAACCACCATGCCGGGCTCCGAGGCGGGCACGCTGTACAAGGCGTTCATCATGAAGGCGGCCGAGGCCGGTGACGAGCTTGGCCTGTCGTTCATCGACACCAGCGGCCGCCTCAAGGGCGTGGTTCCCATTCTGCAGGAGATCAAACGCCAGTTCCCCGATCTCTCCAATGCCGCCGCCCAGGTGAAGCTGAAGAAGGCCTTCGGTTCCGACGAGGCGGTCAAGTTCCTGCTGCAGATGTCGGCGGGAGTGGAGTCCCTCGATGGCAATATCCAGTCGGTCGGTCGCGCCATGAAGACCGGCACGGTGGTCACCGAACAGATGGCCGACGCCATGAATCAGGACATCGGAGCCCGGTTCCTGCTCCTGCGCCAGCAGGTGGCCAACCTCAGCGAAATCCTGGGCCGCACCTTGCTACCGGTGGTCACGCCGATGATCAACGGCGTCTCCCGCTTCATTTTGTTCCTGCAGCGCATGGCCAAATCGATGCCGGGCGTGACCCGGGCGATCCTGGGACTATCCATGGCCCTCGGCACCATTCTGGTCGTGGCCGGAGCCGTCACCGCCGCCGTGGGGATGGTGGGACTCATGCTTCCCGCCATCAAGGCCGGGTTCGTGGCCATCAGCGCCGCGCTGGCCGGGGTGGGTTCGGCGGTCGCGACCTATTTTCTGCCGGTCACCGCGATCATCGCGGGCGTGATTCTCTCGGTGTATCTGCTCAAACGCGCCTGGGAAACCAACTTCGGCGGCATCCAGGACATTATCACCGGGGCCTGGAATAAGGTCTCGCTGGTGTTTCAAGGCATGAAGGCGCTGGTGGATTCGCTCAGCGGCGGCGTGGGTCAGATGTCGGCCGAGCTGGCCCAGAAGCTCGAATCCGCCGGGCTGCTGGGCTTCGTGGTCACCGTCTTCAAGGCCTATTACCGCGTTCGTGAGGCCATGGCCGGATTGTGGGGCGCGTTCTCTCATGCCTTTGGGCGCATCCGAGCCATCCTTGAGCCGACCGTCCGCACCCTGATGAGCGCCTACGGGGCGCTGGCCAGCGCGGTCTTTTCGGTGGTGGAGATTTTCGGCGTAGCCGTCAGCGCCACCGACGGTTCGTCCTGGCGAACGTTCGGCACAGTCATCGGCACTGTCGCCGGTGTGCTTCTGCAGGGGTTGGCCTTCGCACTCAAGATCGTGGCCTGGAGCCTGTCGCTCATCGTGCGAGCCCTGGCGGTGGTGGTGCGCAGCGTGGTCTGGGTCGGCAAGATCATCGTCGGCACCTTGGTCGGTGCCGCCAAGTTCATCTACAAGTTCCTGTTGCCCGTGCGGATGATCGGCGAGGCCTTCGTGGCCGCCGGGAAGATCGTCTATGCGGTCTGGCAGGTGCTGAGCGGCGACATCTCCCTGCTCGACGGCCTCAAGGCCATTGGCGGCGCGGTCTATGATTTTTTTGCCACCCCGTTCCGCTGGGCGCGGGATGTGGTGGTCGGTGTCTGGAATTTCATTTCCGGGATCTTCACCTCCATCGGCCGCCTGGTGAACGACGCCGCCGGACAGATCGGCCAGGCGATTCTGAATCTGCCGATCATCAGCACCCTGCGTGAGCTGTTTGCCACCGTGCGCTCCTTCTTCGCCGGGGACACCACCTTCTTCGAGGCGGGCAAGAAGCTGCTGATCACTCTGGGCGAAGGGATCTGGTCGGCGGTGACCTATCCCTTCACCATGCTCAAGAACGCCCTGGGCAAGCTGCGCAATCTGCTGCCGTTCTCCGACGCCCGGGAAGGACCGCTCGCCAACCTGACCGCTTCCGGTTCCGCGCTGCTCAAGACCCTCGCCGAGGGCATGAGCCTTACTCAGTCACTGCCCGCGAAAGTGTTCGGCTTCGCCGCTCGAGGGATTCTCTCGGCCGCTGCGGGAGCCTGGCAGCAGATCAAAACGGCGGGCGGCAACCTCATGGACGCCGCCTCGGTTCCCTTCCGCATGGCTGGAAAACTCTGGGATGGGTTGACCTCCGGGGCTCAAACCGTCGCGGCCAAGGCCGGTGCCATCTTCGGCGGTCTTAAACAGTCCCTGCTTGGCGGCACGCCTGACCTGGCGCTCAAGCCGTCCCAGGTCAATGCCTGGGACGCTCTGGCCACGGGAGCCGTCAATCTCCGCAACCGGATCGTTGCCACGCTGTCGGCCGTGCCCGGCGCTGTCGGTCGAATCTTTGCCAGCGCCGGGGCCGAGGGGCAATCCCTCTGGCAGCGGCTTTCCAGCGGCGCGAGCGCGGGCATTCAGGCGATCAAGGATCGCAGCGCCGGGATTGCCAACGGTTTACTCACCTCCACTCGCGCTTTGCTGGGAGTCCAGGCCCCGGTTCCGCTGGTGGCCGAGCAACGTCAACCGCTCAAGACGGCGCAGCCCGCTGAATCGATTGGGCAACGCATCATCGAAAGCGTGCTGAGTCTCGTGCCGCGTCTGGACGAACGCCTGGTGCCCAAGGCCCTGAGCGCCATGCTGATGCTTCAGCCGGTCATGGCTACGGCAGCGCCACCTCCGCAACCGATGAACGGCACCGTGCAGACCGTCGCAGCGGCCGTCGAGCCGGTAAGTAAGAGCTATATCCAGCCGTTCGCAGTGGAACAGGCACCGGAAAAAGGAGATGCCTCTCTGGCTCTGGCCGGGATCGAGCGGCCCATGACGGCCGCGCCGACTCCGATTGCCAAGCCCCTGCAATCCGGACTGGCAGAGATGGTGCCCTCCGAACGCTTGATTACTCCGGCCCGCACTGCTCCGGCGGCACCATTGCGAGGAGAGGAAGCCGGTTCGGGGCTGCGCGAGCTGCTGGAGTCCTTGCTCTCCCGCCTTGATGGCCTGGCCGACCGCCCGGTGGAACTGAGCGTGACCACCAATATCGATGGCCGGAAAGTGGCCGAGGCCGTCTACAAGGATCTGCGGGAGCGGAAGATCAGAAACTACGAAACCCTGTGAGAGGACCGATGAAACGCATCTTTGTCTGCAGCCCGTTCGCGGGCGACATAGCTCGAAACGTCAAGGTCGCCGAGGCGCTTTGCCGCCAGGTCATGAGAAGCGGTCACGCGCCGTTCGCGCCGCACCTGCTGTATCCGACCTTCACCGACGACAGCGTTCCCGAGCAGCGGGAGACGGGCATCGCCTGCGGCCTGGCCTACATGGAATGTTGCGACGAGGTGTGGGCGTTCACCGGCAACGGTATTTCCAGCGGCATGCAGCGGGAACTGGACCGGGCCGGACAACTGGGCAAGCCGATCATCAAGATTGTCGAGGTGTAAGGATGGCCTGGGATCAACAGCCCATCAAGGGATATCTGGTGGACGCCGACACGGGGGAGCGGCTCGAATTCCAGTACAACCCCAACTCCATCAGCGACGAGAAGTCGACCGACTACGCGACGATCAAGATCCCCGGCATGAGCCACCCGCGCTACCAGTACGTCGCCGGGGAACCGCGCCGGATCGCCTTCAAGGTCGAGCTGTTCAAGGGGCCGGTGAAACAGAAGGTCGACTGGCTCCGCTCGCTGCAATACCCGGAGCACGCCGGAACCATGCTCAAGAACGCGCCGCATCGCGTGCTGCTTATCTTCGGCGATCTCTACCCCGGCGTGACCTGCATCGTCCGGCAGGTGAAGGCGCGTTTCTTTGGCCTGTTCGACCGGGACAACCTGCTGCCGCAACGGGCCGAGGTGGACATCGTCCTCGAGGAATACGTGGACCGTTCCATCAACTGGTCGGAGGTGCGCTCATGATCGGCCGTGATTCCCGATACGCCCGCTGCATTCTCTACCGGGACAGCGACGGCACCTCCCTCGGCGTGCGCCAGCGTATCGACACCACCCCCAGACACGACGACCGCCTGCACACCGTGGTCGAAGGCGACCGTCTGGATCTGCTCGCGCACCGCTATCTGGGTGATGCCCGTCTCTGGTGGATTATCTGCGACTACAACGACATCTTTTTTCCGTTAGAGCTCGAGCCGGGTCTGGCGCTGCGCATTCCCTCCCGCGAACACGTCCAGATGCGCCTGCTCGACTGAAGCGTCCGACACCTCGCCATGCCTTCCGGTAAGTAAGCAGGGAACTGCTAACCGCCGGAGATACGCATGGATCTGGATACCTTCAAACCGACATTTCTGATTCAGATCGAGGGGCAAGACCTCTCGAAGGACATCACCCAGGAGATCACCTCGTTCGTTTTCACCGACAACGAGGAGGAGTTGGATGTCCTCGAACTGTCGGTGACCGACCGCAACCTGCAGTTCGTCGACGATCCGCTGTTCCAGGA